TTTTGAACAGCATTGTTTTTTCTAAAAATTAAGTAAAATCCCATGCCTTTATGATGCTACAATGGTTTTGAATTTTGCTTGCTTATCTTTGTCTTAATAGGGGCCCCCATTTAACTTTGTATTTTTAAACGATAACTTTTAAAACGTCTTTTGATAGCTTGCTTGCATATGTCAAAAAAAGCTTTTGATCATAAGACATAACGTTTTGAATTTCATATCTGCTATTTCGTACCTCGGTAAAAAAATACCGTGGTTATAAAACTGATCTTATCTTTAAATATTTTATGCTCCCTTATGAATTAAAACCTATAAGCTTATAAAAGTTTCAAACGATTATTTTCCTTTTAAGGTTTCGCTCAAAAAAGAGCAAAATACATACTATTCTTTAAACGCATGCGATTTTTAATAATAAAAACGTATCATAAAATTTATGAACTGTTATGAATGATAACTGCTTTTCATTTCATTTAAATGACACATGCGTTATAATATTTACATCGTGATTTACTTTTTATGGTCTATTCATACGTGGCAATTGTTTATAAAAAATGGTCAAATGAATCATGCATAAAAGTGTGGATTCTTAAGTGGATTCATATAAAATAATTGCAAACAACATATTGACTTTATTGTGTTTTTTATGATAATATCCAATCTGCACTCAGTTCACTCCAATGGGCTTTTGGAAACATTTGCTTAGCAACTTCCAAAGGCTTGCGGTCCACATACCACATACGTTGTGCATCCGTTAAATTCGGTTGCACTGCCGCGCTGTCCCAAACCATCTTTAATGGATCTAAACGCGTGATAACCGGCTCGCCATCAAGGCTATTCTCATAATCAAGACGTGTATCAGTCCACCCCATGCCACAAATGACAGCATCTTGGAAAGCATCCGAGTCCGCATATTCGGCTTGTGCCATATCGCGAAACCATTCGGCTGCCCCCGTAAGCAATTCACTTGGCAACGCTTTTCCTATTTGACGGGGAATAAACTGTACTTCACGTTTGTTATTACGCTCTGACCCCACAACCGCATTGACCAGCGGGGCAATGCGATTAAAAGTCATAATGGGGCGGCGTTGCTTTTTTAGTGCCTCTAAATCATCCTCATTCCACTGATCGCCATTGTAAAAACGAAAATCCTCCCTTGCATGCTCACGCCATTTGTTCACATGCTCAACATCTTCTTTGTACCAACTCACAAGCTTGCGAAACAAGCCTTCTGTCGACAGATCTGAAGCGTTGCTATCTTGCTCTAAATGCTCTTCATCATGCATCATTCTGCCATCCATGACGTACTCTCATAAACTTCTCTACCACTGTAAGCTTGTCTCTTATGTTGCTGCACCGGCTGCTCATAACCCACACACATTAATCCAAAAGCATCTGCACCATGACTCGACCAATCATGCTCTGCCCCCAACCCTATATTGCGCTTCTCATCCCATTTCTCGTGATACCAGTTCAATGCCTTACGACCCGCTACAGTCATTTCTTCGTTAAACCAGACAGAAGGTAATATACGTCGCACTGCCTCTATTCGCATTTTGACAGCACCGGCTCCTTGATTAGGGATCACTTGCGTTTCAAAACCCGCATCATTGAGAGCACTCTCAAAACTCACATTATGCACACGGTCTCTCGTCGCACCATCATGGGGTAACACCATCAGTGCTTTCTCATAACCATTGTGACGTAACCAGCCGATATGCTCTGATAAGGGCTGCCCTTGTGCTTCATAATAATCCAGCACTCTGATCTCTCTGCCAACAAACTGTGCTATCCATATCGCTGTGGCATCTGCCTTAGCACCCGTTCCCCCAATATCCCAAAAGGCGCGTATCTGCATTAAAGGGTCACGTGCAACACGCCCTATCCGCCCCTCTTGCTCGGCTGCCAACATCTCCTTTTGAAAGTAAGCCCCTTGAACCGCTGTAAGATAAGCCCCTTCCCAGATATGCTTATAGGTTTCTGGACGGTTTCTTAGATCATCAAGCCGTGCTTCATTCAAGATCTTGGGAAACTTCGGATTATCGGACCAATTGATCTCTACACGTTTAATCGCTTCATTGTCTGAAAAGCGAAAACGCCTTTCAACCGGTGCGTTATCCCGTAATGGGTTCCATGTCACCCATAACTCTGCTCTCCAGCCCTCTCCTTCTTCACGCAACGTCGGTATAAGCGTCTGCCAAGCTGTCTCTGTAACCGGCTCTGCCTCATCGACCCAACAGAGCAAAATACGACCCATCGATTTGATGCTCGCAATATTGCGGTCTAGTCCAGAAAACTGAAAAGCTATACGACCATCATTTGACTTAATCGAAGCTTCCCCAACTTTGTAATAATCTTTTAAAAAGTCATGGGCTTCAATCGCGCGCTTAATTTCCTCCAAGGAACTTTCTGCCAACGAATTTTGAAACTGACGTGCACAAAGAATAGTGCCCGATATTCCTCCCATACCAAATTGATAGCCTTTTAAAGCCGCCATCAAGGCAAATGATCTTGTCTTACCAGACCCTCGTCCACCCCAAGCCGCTCTGACCAAAGCATCCCCTGCAAAAATCGGAATAAGTTTTGGTACAATCTTAATCTGTCTTGTCGTCATTCATTGTTAAAGGAGCAATTTCTACACGCCCTATGATCTTAATCGCACCCCCATCTTCCCCCGTCACTTGCAAAGGCAAGACCTTACCAAGCAACGCTAAATAAGCCGCGGGGCATTCCATTGCCTGCTTTTCGAGATAGGATATCAACCCCTCATTACCGATTTTATTGCCTGCATTCTCCGCAGCTTTAACCACTGCCTCCTTTAAAAGGCGAGTCATTTTGTTTGGAACACCTTTAACACGCCCCATACCTGCATTGGGTGGTATCAACTTTCTTTTTGATTGTGGAGCCTGTTCTGTATTTTCAGATGTCATAAAATACGCCCTCCAGATAATAAAAAACCCCGCATTTGCGGGGATTTTCTACTGTACATCACCCTCATTAGACACAATACGCCTAAGTACAGTAATGTCATTAAATACGATTTGCATCACTTTGTCAACACAAAAATAACACATATTGATATTTTTAAAACGAATCGGTTAAACAGCGCTTATGAATAATTAAGGATTCAAAATAATGAAGTTATTATCCATAACACGCATCATAACATTTATAGCTTTCTTTTTTATATCAGCGCTACCTGCATCAGCGTCATTTGGATTTATAGACAAATTGACGCGTATGTTTACAAATGTAGATACTATAGAGAAGTATAATCAACTTTACAATAAATACGTAAGTGAATCATATATTGGCTCTATGCATTCTGAAAAGATACGCAGAGCAGAAGAACTTTCACTCAGAAATGGCGGAGAATATTCATTTTTTAAACAGGAGGATATATTGTATCGTCACATATCGGTTCTTGGTTGTGCATCCTTTATGAGTTTATTGCGGGGTGAGTATAATGAGGAAATGTCATGGGCAATGCTACCCAATGTAATAAAGCGTTTACGTGATGAATATGATTGGAGTGAAAGCGATTTTATGTGGGCATACGACTTAGTCAATGATAACAAAGATCCAATGATTTATTATGCAAAAAAACTTATGATGTCCATAGATAAGCATTACGATTTCAGAAAAGAGCAAGTAAATAACATAGTATCTAAAGTGAAAAGAAATGATCATAAAGGGTTAAAGGCAGTCATTGAACAATGCAGAAACTTACAAACGATATACAATATAATGAAACCGTAATAGAGATTGTCATTTAACGATCAAAATGTTTCTGAAGAGCATTAAGAGCAATATGCAAGAATCTATAAAAAGCGAAAGAGGCAGCAAGCCACCTCTTCGCACCTGACCCCTTTACAAGGGAGCGGTCACTATTTTTACAGCGCCGTATCTGAATTAAATATAGACCTATGACTTATCATTGTCAATAACTAGGGCGTGGAAGATATTCCCACATTAGGTTAATAACCTTATTAAACTCTTCTTCTGATAACCTAAAGATGCAATCAGTCGCGCTTAATCGACTAACAGCAATTGTCGTTAAATAATTGCATATAACCCATGATGATTTCATATTTGGAAATGATTTTATGAGATAGGCAGCATGATTATCAGGTTGTGATTTAGACGTTAGAGGCAAAACCGTTACACACCCATTTAACTTGGAAGTTTTAGAAACAATCAGTACAGGACGCTGTTTCCAAAATTCTGGTAATTGAGCATCTTCAGGAAAATCACACCAAAAAATTTGCCGAATGCGTGGAGCTGATTTTAAGCGGGGCTTCAAACGTGGTGGTTGTATTTCTTTCATTATTAATTTTATCCATTATAGATCTTACATCCCTTCTAAAATAATAATAAAAAACATTAAGAACAATACGTAATGAATTCACCAGATGTGGTAATTCTTTATCTTCTATAACAAGGTACTGTAGCGCGGCATAGATATTGTATTGTCTATAGAGGTGTTGCGCTTCTTTTATTGCCTCTTGCATATTTAAAAACTGCTCTGTCGCAAATTTTACCCATTTGTCTCTTGCTTTATCATCAGAAGATAACGGCATTTCATCATAAATCGCGCTTGGAAAGCCTTTTGCACAAAGGTAATTATTTCTTATCTGTAGATACTGTTGCGCGGTGTCATATTGCTCTTGAGTAAGTACACCTTGCAAACAAAGCCGCCCTATGTAGGACCCAGCAAGTGGATTTTTTGCCTCATGTAAGCTTAAACCGAAGCGTTTTGCACGCATTTCTATAGCCAATTTATCAATGGCTTCACGCGGTTCTTTTGCACGTGATATACGACCATTGGCTTCTCTTATCTGCCCTGTGATTTTAGGGCGTCCCCTCTTTTTATTTTTTTTCACAACACCGCCTTCTGTTTAAAAAGGAACATCATCATTTAAAGCGTTTGTAGACATATCAAGAGGTCTGTGAATGCTTGCATAAACTGATGATTGCTCTTGATCATCATCATTTTTGCTGTCTAAAAGCTTTAAGTCGCCTTTGTACTTAGGCAAAATGATCTCTGTTACATACCGTTCAATACCGTTTTTATCTTGCCATTTACGGGTTTGAAGCTGTCCTTCAATATAGACTTTGCTACCTTTTATAAGATATTGATTTATAATGATAATATAACGTTATTCATATTGAATAAGAATCCCGAATAACGTAAGATTCTCTCATTTCAAATCTGTTTATCTTGCATCAATCAAAATCACTCATTTGCACATCACAAGTGGGATGAGTGTGTGGATCAAATTTGTATAAGAAAGGAGTAAAAATGGTCCTTATGAATCGTCTTAATGCAAGATCTGTTGCAACATTGGGGGCTGGCAAATATAATGATGGTGCCGGCTTGTTACTCCATAAGCGTAAAGATGGTGGTGCTCAGTGGATTTACCGTTATACCCTTCACGGGCGCCGTCGTGAAATGGGCTTGGGTGCTTTAAGAGATGTTTCTTTAAAACAAGCCCGTGAATTGGCAACGGGGTGGCGTTCTGTTCTTCGTGAAGGG